TGAGAGAAGCTAAATCCATCAAGCACAGGAATAGACCAGAAATACCCATCTTTTTCCATATAGAGTCGTGAGTCTCTACTAAAATGTAGAAATTCTGCCATAGTTTATCTCCTATGAACCTGAAAAGACTGGTCGTGAATATTTATTCGTGCCAGCATTTTCTTAATAACGAACTTCTATGAGTATTTCTCCCACTCCCAGAGGTTCGAGTACACCTTCATCAGTATCAATACTGATTACGGTAATTTGTTGAGTAAAAAATACGTTATTCATCTTATCCTTGTACTCTAATCTTGAGTTATCTTCGATAACTGTTTCTACGTCTTCCATCAATTCATTTAAGGCTTCTTGTGCATCTTCTTCCTGCACATAACACCGAATTGTGATTGATAAAAATCTGTCTCTTACACCCGCTGTTTGGTACTCTCGCGTTTCGCTTCCTGCATTTAAATGTAGCGCAGGAAACTCATCTACTTCGTCCCAGAATTTAAGAGTTGGGTGTACGTTTTCACCCACGTCTGTTAAAAAAGCTCCTTGACCGTTTATCGTTTTTAACTTACTTACAAGAGCATCTACAATACGTTTTCGTCTTGATGCATATGTTCTTGCGGTCATTACTGTCTCCTAGTATAAATTCTGCCTAAACCAAATCCTACTACAATTTCTCTTATAGACTGATCGATTAGAGGTCGAGGATCTCTTTCTATGCTTGCACGGCTTGTTCCGCTTGTGCTTTCAAATACCCCATATCGAGCTTTTTCATAAGTGTAGCCAATACTTGGAAACCCTTGTGCAGTTTGACTTACGTCTGTTGCTCTTACGCTTTGTGCAAATCTACCTGTTCTATTTACTAGTCTTGGTTCGCCCATGTTATTTGCTACTACATTTGGTAGTTGGCTATTTAAAACACCAAGTATATTTGCTAAAGCCATTTTTGGAGGAGCTGGTTTTCTTTTTCCCTGTCTCTTTCCTCCTCTTGGAAGAGCAACATTTGCGGCTAACCCAACTGTTTGTCCTTTCTTAATTTTAGGTTTTGCAATAGTAGCAGAAGCTTTTCCTTTTGATTTTTTAAGTTTTGTATCTTCTGTCTTTACTTTTACACCAGGATTCTTTTTAAACTCTTTAGCAACTTGTTTTATAATTAACTTTCTGTTTCTTCTTACTATTGAGTCTGAGCCTTCTAAGTTTCCTAAATCTGTATTGTTTAAAATATTTGAAGCGGTTCTTATAAATTCTTTTTTTGCCGCCTTTGCAGATTGTCCAGCTTTAATATTGCTTGTTTTATCTTCTAGCATTATTACAAAACCTTCTCCATCGTCTGCTCGGACAACGGAAAGATTAAGACCTAAACCTTGTAGCACACGATACATTTCTTGTGCGCTTCTAATTCCTTCTTTTTGTAACTCTTTTGTATATTTATTATAAGTAGTATTAAAAGCGGCTCTCATTTGAGTTTCTAAAATACCACCACCGTGCTCGTGTCCTGCTTGTATTACTGCACCTGCCGACCCTGCAATCTGTCCTCCACCCTCTTTTCCTGTTCGTATAGCTTTTTTCCTAGTTCGTTTTGTTTTTTTACTTGTATAGGTCTCTTCTTGGGAAGTAAAATAAAACTGAACCGATTCAAAAAAAGCTTCAATACTATCAGAATACGCAGATTTTACTTTCTGATAGATATTGCTTTGATCAAACATTTGGGGCGCGTTTGGTAGCCTATCTCTTTTCCACTTAGGGTTTAATACTTCTTGATCTGTAGAAGTAGTAAACGTAAGTTTTACACCTTTTTTACTATACGATTTTCCTCCCAGACTTTTTATATAATTTACTAACAGAGCGCCCTGTTTCTCCGCTAACATTCTAATCTGTGCCATATCATTATTTGTTAGCTCCCAGCCGTCTTTCGCTGAGTTTTTGGCTGCCATAATCATTTGTGTGCCCAGCCTTCCTGGTGTAAAAACAAATGTATGTGGCTGTAAATTATAATCACTTCTTAATACAGGAGACTTTTCACCCATTTGTACAACTAAGTCATCTACAAAATTTTGTAGGGCTTGTCTACTCATTAAAAGTTCTTATACAAGTCTAAGACTCTCTTAATGTGGTCTGGGAACGCGACATTGTCTCGTTGTGAAGAACTGGAAGCGTTCTGTATACTCGCTCCCTGTATTGTTCTTCGCTCTTTATGCTCGTCTTTCAAGTAGTATGTAATCAAATCGATTACTGCCAGCTCTAAGTCTGCTGGCGTAGCACTGTAACCTGCCCTGTATACTACTTCTACAGAAGCCACACCCCTTGGCCAGTTTTTATAGCCTGCAGAAGTTGTACGAAAAATACTGTCTGTAGAGGAATTTAAAAAATACTCTTGAGCACCTTCAGTAAGTGTTGCGTAAGCTGCCCCATAAGAGTCTCTTTCTTTTACACTTACTATTGAATTAACAGGGCTTTCCGTCAGCTGAACTATGTGAGTAGCCCAGTTGATATTAAATGTTTCCGTCTTATTTGACGAATAAAAATCTACAAAACTGTTTGCACAATAAGTTTTTACTAATTGACTCACGGACGGAATCAATGCATTTATCCTCAAGTCCTCTTTTGGAGTGCTCAAGCCTTCTGCATCTTTGTACGTCGCTAATGTAATTAAGTCAGCCATAAGTTAATTAGTAAAAACTTAGGGGAGGAAACCTCCCCCAGTTTCTAAAGATTACCAAAGTAATCTTAATCAGAGTTTTTATGCGAAAGGTAATCTTCGCGCAGGAACATCACTTCCAGATGCATCAAACAACTCGGCAAATCCGAGAGATTGTGACGCAACGATAACGTTCTGCTGATCTTTCACGCTGTACTCAGTTTCTATGTTAACACCACGTAAACGAGGAATTACATAGTTATCCATATTTACAGCGATGGCTGCAGTTGTAGTAACCGCTCCAGCATTGGCTAAGTTATTAACCAACTGGTTGGTTGCAATTACGGGTGAACCGAATACTGAACCAACTTGACCAATAAGCTTAGTAGCAGCATCGTTTCCAACTTCACTTACATCTGTAAAGCCAGAAGCATCAATCAACTCGTAGTATACATCATTAGGAACAATGTATGCTACTCGAGAAGGATCCATACCGTACTTGCCCATTTCTTTTCTCATTTGGAGAAGGTCTGCGGGAGAAACTTCTTCAGTTCCAGAAGCATCAATAGCACCCGCAGTATTAGCAGCACTTACCAAGTTTGAGGCTGCATCTGCATACCCGCCTCCATCGTCAGAACCGTTATCACCAGCAAGACCTTTAGAGATATTACCAGCACCAGCACCAACAAGAAGAGCTTTATCTATTGCTACTGCGTGAGCACGTGCAAGTGCAGAAGTAACAATCGGTAACACAGTTAATACTATTTGCTCATCAGTATCATTGGAGATATAAGTACCAGCAATGAGTCTATGAGCCTGCAGGATTACTTGACTAACAGTGTAGTTATTATCACCTGCATCAGAGAGTTGGTTAGATGAGTCACCTACACCAGCTGTGCTAAATGTGGCTGCTCCAGCGTCGGGGGCCAAAGGCAGTACAGTGGCACCAGATGCTACTGCAATCTCTCGGAAGAGAGGAGCAACTTTCATATCTTGACGCATTTCGTCTTCAAACTGCTGGGAAACGATTACATCAATACCAGCAGAAGTAGTTGATGTAAAGTCTACACCAGCTTTTTCGAATACGGTCTTAGCAAAATTGGTTTCATAACCCTTCTTAGTGATTGCACCAAGAACTTTTGCTTGAAGAAGTTCTTTACCAAACGAAGTAAGATCGCTCTTTCCACGTCCAGAGAAGTCACGCTTGCTTTTCTGCATAGCTTCAATTTCGGCTTGCTTCTCTTCAAGATCCTTCTTATATTTGTTAATGACTTCCGCAGTATTGGCTTTCTCATCTTCGAATTCCTTGCGAATGTCTTCCATCAAACGCTCTGCACCTGATTCAACACCAGTTGCAATAGCTGTTTTGACTTCTGTTTCCTGCTGGGCTTTAGCCTCTGCTTCTGCAGTAGCTTTTTCCTCAGCTTCCTTTGTAGCGGCCTCTTCGGCAGCTTTTGTCTCGGCTTGCTTCATGGCTATCTTAGCAGCAGTTTCCTCAGCTACTTTTTTAGCAAAAGCTTCCAAGTCAACGGGTTGAGTTGTCTCTTCAGACATTGTTATCTCCTTTTGGACT